CCAGGACGCCATCAACATGTACGGCATGGGATTCTTCCAGCCGGAGAACGGCGTGCAGGCGCTGGCCTGTCTGGAGCTGCTTGAAATGGACAACAAGGACAAGATCAAGCAGGTGATCGAGAAAAACTATAACGACTACCTGATGGCCCAGCAGCAGGCAGCCATGCAGATGATGATGCAGCAGCAGGCGGGTATGATGGCCCAGCAGCAGACGGAGGAGCAGCCGCAGGAGACCGGCGGGCAGCAGCGGGCCGTGAACCACGGCGGCAACACCGTCTTTGAGAAGGCCAAGGCGCAGGCGCAGGCCGGTACGCAGCCAAGATAGGCAATAGGCAATAGGCAATAGGCAATAGGCAATAGGCAATAGGAGGACGTTGTGATCGTATTCAGGCATTCCGTTAATAATTTCAAGAATCTGGAGATGATCTGCGAGGGGCATGCCGGGAAAGTCGGCGAATCGCTGCCCTGCGCGGCGGCCAGCGCTTTGATGGCGGCGGCGGTGGAATCATTGAAAAAGCGCAATCCGCCGAGACTGCGCATTGAGACAGGGGACGGCTATTGTCGTATTTTCTGCGAATACAACACCCATACGGCTGAGATCGCCATGGTGACGATCTGCGGGTTTGAGTGGCTGGCGGAGCAGGCCCCGGAGGACGTAAAATGCGAGCGGGTCAGCGCCAAGAAAAAAAATTGAATCGCGTCAAAAAAAATATGTGCGAGGCACCCTATTTTGCGGGGTGCCTTTTGTTATAGTCAAATTGGCACTTCGGAGAGACGATGATTTTTTAAAGGGAGGGCACCTGTATGCTCAACAGATACGCAGCTGAGGCTGCGTGCTACGTGATCGGATTGCAGCACTTTGCCGAGGGCGGCGCGGAAGGCGGCGCGGGTGAAGGCGGCAACGGTCTTTCGGGCGATTTTTCGGCGGACGTCAAGAAGTATTTCGGCGTGGACGCCGGTCCCGACGCCGGGGACAGCAACGGAGAGACAAAACAGGACGTGGAGGCAACCGCCAGCGCAGCGGAGCCGGAAGCGAACGACAAGGCTGCGGCCTCCGGGCAGCAAGGCGGAGATGACGCCGAGGCGGAGTTTGAGGCGCTGATCAAGGGCAAGTACAAGGATCAGTTCGGCAAGCGGACGCAGGGCATCATCAACGAGCGATTCAGGAAGAGCAAAGAGACGGAAGCAGCGCTGCAGAAGGAGCTGGACGGCTACAAGAACATCAGCGCCGTGCTGCTGGACAAGTACGGACTGGGCGAGGACGCCACGCCGGAGGATCTGGCAGAGGCCATCAAAGGAGATAACACTAATTTCTCCCGGCAGGCCATGGCGGCAGGCATGAGCGTAGACGCCTACAGAGACGGCTTTTTCACCGAGCAGCAGAACAAGGCGCAGCAGGCCCAGCAGCAGGCGGAGCAGCAGGCGGAGGCGGCCCAGAATGAGGCCGCGCAGCGCGAGGCGGCGATGCAGCAGACCTACGACGCGTGGAACAGGGAGGCGGAGGAGCTGAAAAAGACCTTCCCGACCTTCGATCTGGCGGAGGAGCTGCGGAGCAACGAGGCCTTCCGGCACGCATTGGTGGCCGGTCTGCCCGTGGCTCAGGCCTACTACGGCGCGAATTTCGAAACGATCTCTTCCGGTCTGGTGGCGGCTGCCAGCCAGGACGCGGCGCGTAAGGCCGCGCAGACAGTGGCAGCCAACCGAGCGAGACCCTCCGAGGGCGGGCAATCCGCCGGGACAGGCATCAGGACCGGCGCGGTGGACGTAAACAACCTCTCCGGGGATCAGGTGCTCGACATATTAAAACAGGTCGAACGGGGTGCAAGAATCACCTTCTGACCGGAAAGGACGACTATTATGAGAGAATATATCATTTCCCTTCAGCACTTCGCCAACGGCGCGAACACCGTGCTGAATTTCGCAGGCGACAACGACGTGACCAAGGCCGGTTCGTTCAACGCGACGACCTCGCCTCCCACCACCGGCACCGGCGATCTCGCGCCGGAAATGAAGACCTTCTATGACAAGGCCCTCATTACGCTGGCGGAACCCAAGCTCGTGCACGAACAGTTTGCCAAGAAAAAGCCCATTCCCCGCAACGGCGGCAAGACCATCGAATTCCGCAAGTTCAGCAAGCTGCCCAAGGCGCTGACGCCCATCACCGAAGGCGTCACCCCCGCCGGCAACAAACTGGCCGTGAGCGCGATGACCGCCACCGTGGAGCAGTTCGGCGACTACATCGAGCAGACCGATCTGCTGGAGCTGACCGCCATCGACAACACCATCGTGGAGGCCACCAAGGAGCTTGCTTCTCAGGCCGGGCTGACGCTGGACACCATCGTCCGCGACGTGCTGAACGGCGGTACCGCCGTGCTGTATTCCAAAAAGAACAACGGCAACGGCACCTTCACGGATATCGACGCCCGTGAGGATCTGACCAAGGACTGCCCGCTGACGGTGAAGGACGTGTTCCGCGCCGCAACCGAGCTGAAGGCCATGGACGCCCCCAGAATCGGCGACAGCTACGTGGCGATCATCCATCCCAAGATGGCCTATGCGCTGATGCAGGAAGCTGGCGACGCGTGGACTGACATCCACAAGTATAAGAACCCGGAGAACATCTACAGAGGGGAGATCGGCACTGTCGGCGGCGTCCGTTTTGTGGAATCCACCGAGGCAAAGATCTTCGGCCCTGCTGAGATCGTACCCGGCATCACCCGGCTTGAAGTGGCAAGTGACGCTGCGAGCGGCGCCACCAGCGTGGTCGTGAAGGGTGTTCTGCCCGCCAAGAGCGGCGTTTCCATCAACTGCTACATCAACGGCGTGGCCAACACCATCACCGCTATCACCCCCAGCACCACCACCAGCACGCTGACCGTCTCCGCCCTGAGCGGCGCTGTAAGCGCCGGCGCAATGGTCGCCGGTGAAGGCGGCGGCAAGGACGGCAGCGCGGTATTCTCCACCATCTTCCTGGCGGAGGGCGCTTACGCCACCACGGAGCTGACCGGCGGCGGTCTGGAGCACATCGTCAAGCAGAAGGGCTACGGTCAGGACCCCCTGAACCAGCGCAGCTCCATCGGCTGGAAGGCAACCAAGACGGCCAAGCGCCTGATCGAGGAGTATATGCTGAGAGTGGAATCCACCAGCCCCGACTTCTCGCTGATCACCGACGAGAACTGATTTCCACTATTCCCATACAAGACCTCCAAGGCAGGGAGAACCGTTGGCGCGGCTCTCCCTCGCCGGGAGGAATAAGAAGGAGTGTTTTTTATGGCGACAAGAGAAAAGGCCCCGGTCAACGACGATATGGAGACCGTGTATATCCACAAAGAATATCCAAAGGACGATACGCAGTACGTCAGCGTCAATGGAAGGCGCTGGCTGATCCAGAAGGGCAAGACCGTTCAGGTGCCGCACGCGGTGGCCGTTGTGCTGCGCAACGCCAACATCATGAACGAGAAGGCGCAGGCCTACATCGACGGGCTGGCGAAATAAGGAGGCCGTCTATGACGATTCGGAAACTGATCGAGATATTCAAGGACCAGCGGAAGGATAACGTCGTGGGCAGGGAAAAGATCATAGCATACGTTAACGCGCTGGAGACGAGGCTGTGCGAAGAGGTGTTCCTGACGCACGAGGCACCGCCGCCGGGCGTTTTCGTCTTTTTAGGCAGGCCGCCGCGCCCCCCGCGACCGGACGACTGGCCGCCGTTTATCCTGCATGAGCCGGGGTATTCGGAGGAATGGGCGTTTTCGGACGTGGAGGACATCCCGCTGCTGGTCAAACCTCCCTACGACGATATCTACAGGGCTTATATTCAGTGGCAGACGGACCTTGCCAATAACGACGTGGTGGACGCCGGCAACAGCCAGCGGATCTACCTGCAGGCGTGGAACGACTTCGCAAAATACTGGAATCGGCACCACATGCCGATCAACAAGACCCCCTACCGGGGCTATTATAAGGAGTGACAAAAATGGCGACGAGAACAATCCCCAACGACGTGCGGCCCTACTGGAGCTGCACCGTCAACGGTAAAAAATATACCTATGAGAGCGGCGCCACCGTGGACGTGCCCGACGGAGTGGCGGCGGTGATCGACGCGATCAACGAAGGGAAGAAGCGGCCGGAGCCTGCATACGTGCCCACGCTGCCTGTCATCACCGAGGCGGACGAAGGCAAGGTGCTGAAGGTGGTCGGCGGGAAGTGGGTGCTGGTCGAGGGCGGCGGTGGCGGTGTGTTCGAAACGAACATTACGCTGTCGGCCGATCCGGAAACCGGCAAAAGGGTGGTCACGACCGATAAAACGGCGGAAGAGTTCTTCGACGCGATTGAAACCGGAAAGGCGGTTGTGGCGCTGTTTACCGTGCCAGGCCCTGAAGAAACGGCTATTTCTGTAAGAAAGATTTTGCCTATCGTAGGCCTGTGTGTGGAAGGCGCGGTTTACGAGTTTACGTTCGTAGAGGCAGACAGCGATGACGGAGTCATTGCGTTTGCAACGGACGACGAACTTCTGCCTGGCGACACCGTTGTGTTTCACAAGGTGTAACCTGATTTACAAGAGGTGAAAATACACCTGGATCTGACCCAGAGCCCACAATGATGACGATATGGTTCGGTAACAACGGCGATTGTGTTGTTTCAATTTCCGGGTGGGAAGTTAATTAGTTATCGACTTTCAAAAAAATGAGGCGAAACAATGGCTGAGATTGAGCTGACGCAGGTGCCGCACGAGCGGCGGATGACCGATAACTTCGGCGGATACCAGCGATACAAACGAATTGAGGAGGGCGCTTTTGCCGACTGCCGCAACATGGCCAGCGAGGAAGCGCCCTGCGCGTGCGTGCGCAAAAAGCGGCTGACGGTGGCGAACCGGGACAAGGCGACCGGTGCCGCCGTTGACGCCATGCCAGGCAAGCTGCTGGACGTGATCAACCACGGCGGGAAGCCCGCGTATCTGTTCGACGACGGGACCGTGATGCGCGGGACGAAGAGCTGGCAGCTTGGCAGCCAGACCGGCAGCGGGCGTATCTATCAGTTCGGTGCGGGGATCTTCTGCCCCGGCGCGAAGCGGTACGTGAAAAACGTGGACGTGGAGGGCGTATCTCGGCTGGACTATTCTCTTGAAGGTTATTTTTC